ACCCCGCGACTCCAGACTTTGATGAGGTTATCGACGCGTCTCAGGACGTTCCAATCAACGCCCCCATGAGAGATTTCATGATGGACTCTCCGGTCGGGCCGAAGCTGCTCTACGAGTTGGCCAAGAACATCGAGGTGGCCGAGCAGATCCACAGCCTTCCCCCGTTGAGAGCGCTCGCGGCGATGGGACGTTTGGAAGCGTCGTTGGACGACGCGCCCAAATCTAAGCCGGCTGCAGAGCCTGCGAAGGTGACAGCGCCGAAGCCTGCGGCATCACCTACTCCTGTCTCCGCTACTCCCGAGCCTATTACGCCAGTGGGTGGTGGAGCGACGACTGAAGTGGTGGACCTCGACAAGACGGACTATCAAACCTACAAACGGATTGAGAACGCCCGTGAGTTCGGCCAGGTCAGTCGGTAAAAAAGTGAGCGTCAAAAGTGGCTAATACCCTGCTGACCATCGGGCTCATCACCCGAGAAGCGCTGAGGGTTCTGGAGAACAGCCTCACCTTCACCAAGCAGATCAACACCCAATACGACGACCGCTTTGCTGTTGACGGAGCGAAGATCGGCACGATCTTGAACGTCCGCAAACCACCGCAGTATGTGGGGCGCGTCGGTCAGGCTCTGGCCATCGAGGACTCGACTGAAACCCAGGTTCCGGTTGAGCTCGACACGCAATTCGGCGTGGACATCCAGTTCAGTTCGCAAGATCTGGCCTTGTCCATCGACGACTTTCGTGATCGCTTCATCAAGCCAGCCATAGCGACCGTCAGTAACAGGATTGATCGCGATGGACTGCTGCTCTCGCAGCAGGTCTGGAACACCGTCGGCGCACCCGGCACGACTCCTGTCGAGATTCTCGTCTACCTCACGGCAGGTGTGCGGCTGGACGACGACGCGACCCCGATGGACGGGTCACGGTGCGTCGTTATCACCCCATTGATGCAAGCGACTCTGGTCGATGCGCTCAAGGGTCTGTTCCAACAGGCCAGTGAGATCGCGGCTCAGTATCGCAAGGGCGCGATGGGCACCGCGGCGGGTTTTGAATTTTACATGGATCAGAACGTCACCTCGCATACTGTCGGCCCTCTGGGTGGCACACCCACGGTCAACGGTGCTGGTCAGACTGGGAGCGCGATCATCACCCAGGCTTGGACCTCCTCTGCGTCGCGTCGTCTGAACCGTGGAGACGTCATCACCTTCGCGGACGTTCTGCACGTCAACCCGCAGTCTCGCCAGACGAACGGCCAGCTGCAGCAGTTCGTAGTGACCAGCAACTTCGATAGCGATGGGTCCGGCGACGGCACCGTCAACATCGATCCGCCGATCACCACGAGCGGGGCCTTCCAGACTGTGGACTCGTCACCGGCCAATGCGGCGGCGATCCTCACGTTCGGAGAGGTGACGTCTACGCAGAACACGGTCACACCACAGGGTCTCGCGTTCCACAAGGACGCGTTTACCCTCGCCAGCGCAGATCTTCCTCTCCCTCGCGGAGTGGACATGGCAGCGCGGGTGGCCGACAAGCAGCTGGGTTTGAGCATACGAATGGTTCGAGCCTACGACATCAACCAAGACCAGTTCCCGTGCAGGTTGGACATCCTCTACGGCTGGGCCGCGCTGCGACCTGAACTGGCCTGCAGAATCGCTGCATAACGCGATAGCCACGACAAGGAGAGAACCCCAACATGGCCATTACCAGAACCACACTCGGTGCGGCTATCGACGCCAACGAGCGCTTCATTCCTCTCGCATCAACAACCGGGATGTTGGCCGGTGATCAAATCATCGTCGGTGAGGAGATCATGCAGGTCAACCGCATCCCAGCGGCCGGCACGGCCAAGGTGCAACGAGGCATGGCGGGAACGGCGTCACAGGCGCACTCGACCGGGGAGGCGGCTGACTTCGGTCAGCAAGCCGACTTCGGGGTCTTCGGTCAGCGCCAAGTAGACGGCACTGGTCGGGGAGCAGGGCTTCAGAACCGTGGAGCCAAAACGTATACCGCCGCCGGGGCTATCAGTATTCAGCCTGGCCTCCATGTCCTCGAGGGAGCTGGCACAGCGATGACGCTGGCAGCGCCCACCGCTGAGGACGTCGGCAAGGAGATGATCATCTGGGCAAACGCCGCGACGGCGTTCGTCATCACCGCGACGACCCTCTTGCGAGGCGACAGCGCGGGGACTGACGACACCACCGCGACGTTCGGAGGAGCTATCGGCGACTGGATCCGACTCGTGGTCCTACCAGACCTCGTGTATGGAATCGTCGATGACCTCAACGTCACGATGGCATAGCAGGACCCGAGAGGGGGCTGGCGAGGACGAATCCCCGTGATCGCCGCCCCCGCTCACCTCAGGAGGACCGATGGCACTCGTCAAGATGAGCAAGAAAGGTGAAGAGGAGAAGGAGCCCTACGTTCATCAGGAGTATCCGAAGTTCATGTATCACGCGACCCAGAAGCCCCTGGTGATCAAGAGCCCAGCGGTTGAGCTCGCACTGGGAGACGACTGGAAGGAAAACCCCGGCGACTTCGAGAGTGACAAGCCCGAGTCAAAGATCGACCCCAACAACCACGAGGCCTACTACGCGATGAAGCAGGCGGATGTCATCGACAAGATCGACGTGATGACGACCGATGACCTCGAAGCGCTCAGGATGCTTCGCGCCGTCGAGATCGCGAACCCCCACAAAGAGGCTGGTCGCCCTGCGGTGATCAAGGCTCTCGAGGAGAAAGAGGCCTCCCTTACGTAGAGGACTGTCCATGAAACTCATCGCAACAGCACTCGTGTTTCTGTTGCTCGCTCTCCCCGTGTCGGCTGCGGACCTCGTCCGCTTCGAGGCGATCACGGTGGACGCTACCGCGGGTGGTATCGCTATCGCCTCGGCGACCACGGACCCCTCCGGCACGAACGCTCAGGCGAACCGGTGCAGCTTCACGCTTGAGGTGGCGGCTATCCGCTACCGGTGGGACGGAACGGCTCCCACAGCGACCGTTGGCGAACTGCTCTCGGTTGGGCAGACCCTGGAGATCGGGAGCCATGAGGACGCTCGGCGTATCCGCTTCATTCGAGACACCGGCGTCAGCGGCGAGCTCAAGGGTCACTGCTGGAGACAGGCAGCGTCATGAGGCGGTTCTGTCTCGTCGCCGCGATGGTGCTGTGGGCTACGTCGGCCGCCGGTCAGGTGGGTCCTAAGGGCCCTGCTCCGGCCAGTGGGTCGGTGACGTTCAACCCGAATACGGTCTGCTTCGATGGCGCGAACCAAGATACCTGCCTGACGCGGTCAGCCGCAGGGACGCTCCAGATCGCGTCAGTGGGGGTGGTGAACAACGAGGTCCTGACCATCGACCTGGAGACCATCGCCAACGTCGTCACCTTCGACACGACTACCGCGGTGTCTCGAGTGGACTTCAACATGGGGGTCCAGGCCTCGCAGATTGAGGCGGCGGAATCCTTCAAGTATGGGTTTGCTGTCACCGCCGCCGCGGACGCCGCTCACGATATCAACGTCGCCGCCGGGTTCGCCCAGTCGGATGACCGGACGCATCAGATCAACGCGGCCGCGCTCGCCGGCAAACAGCTCGACGTGGCGTGGGCGCTTGGCGCAGCGGATGGGATGCTGGGCGAAGCCGACCAAGCGGGAGCGACGGCCATCCTCACGTTCTCGAGGACGGCCAATCCCGACACCATCACGTCTGACGAGGCGTCGTTCACCCTCTGCAACGACGGGGGGTCTGAGACGGGCACCGTCCTCATCAACGAAGGCTCGACCAACGACGGCATCTACGAGGTTGTCGATTGCACGGACATGGTGGTCTCCGTCACAAACGACACCCTCCCGATGGATGAGGTGGGCGATGCGGACGAATACACGGTGCGCTTCATCCTCCCCAACACCTGGTATCACGTCTTCGTTATCGAGGGGGCCGGGACCGAGGACTACTGCATGGACAGGAGCGTGGAGGCCGCGACGTGCCTCTCTGAGTCCACCTTCGATCAGTGGAAGTTCCTGACCTCTCGGTTCATCGACGGGACCGGAAACATCGTCAACCCATAGAGCCATGGCGACCGGACGCAAGCTCATCACCGACACGCTCAGGCTCATCGAGGCGACTGCTGCGGGTGAGGTGCCAGAGGCAGACGAGGCGAACGACGCGCTCGACCGTCTCAACGAGATGATGGACACCTGGTCAGCGCAGCGCTTGGCCACCTACGCCATCTCGAGGAGCGAATACACGCTGACGTCTGGCAAGCAGAGCTACACGCTCGGGCCGACGGGGGACTTCGTCCAGCAGCGCCCGACCTGGATCAAGCAGATGGGTTTGCTGCAGAACAACAACCC